TCGGATTTACTTCCGGCGACTTGGACGTACAGATGGGCGACTTGTTGACAAACACGGGCAACATCGGCGGACAGGTGGCCACGGCCCTCGATACCCGGCTCGATGCAATCGACTCGGCTTTGGCATTGCTGGAAACATTGAGGGCCAAGCTATCGGCCATGATTGAAGCGGACGGGCCGGATTGGCGCTTCGACGCCAACGCTTTGGAGCAAGCCCCGGCGGGTGGCGGGGGTGGCGGTGGTGGAACGGACTGGACTTCGGAGGAACGCGAAATCATCTTCGGAAAAATCATGTCCATCGGCTCCGGATACGTTCGAGGTAGCTCAAGCGTTGCACCATCCGGGAACATCGTGATTCCGTTGTTGATTGGTGATGACTATTTGACCGTAAACGGGCGTTCCTTCTCTTGGACTGTGCCAGCCGTTCCAGGTGTCGTTGCGGCCACTTCGGTAGCTACGTTCGCAGGATTGAGGCGAGGAGGTTCGCACTCTTGGAGCGTAACCGGAACGATCACAGTCAACGGTTCTGAGTGGGTTCTGAATTTCGAGATACCGCGGACAGTATCTAACACTTTGATCGCGGGATTGTACGATTGGTCGGTTCAAGTCACGTCGGTTGACCTGATCGAAGTGACAAACATTTCCGGACGTCCGCCAGCGCTTTGGATGGTCAAGCAGACGTAATGGGCAAGCCCAAAACGAAGTTCATCAAGAAAGAGGAATGGCTCAAGGCAGTTCGCGACAATGCGGGAATCATCGGTGGGATAGCGGCAACGCTCAAGTTGGATCGCACTACCGTATTTCGCAAGGCGCAAGCGGAGCCGTGGCTCAAGGAAGCTATTTTTGAAGCGACCGAATCGACGCTTGACCTTGCAGAACTGAGTATGCGGGCCGCGATCGAATGCGGGAATATGAAGGCAATCATGTGGTTCCTGGAACGCAAGGGGCGTGACAGGGGGTACGGCAAGGAATTGAAGATCGAAACGGACTCGGCTTCGAAACCCAACGTGGTCATTTACATTCCAGACAACGGACGCAAAAGGCAGGATGCCGAACAATGCCAGTCTACATCGCCCAGTCCCTAATCACGCCATTTGGGATTTTAAAGCTGCCGACCGGAACGCCAGTCGCGAATCAGGTGTTCAGCATCCAGAGCGTTAGCGCGGGCGTTGCGCAACTTTCATACGCGGCCAACTCGGGGGCCACGGGGGCTACCGGACCAGCGGGGCCAACGGGACCGGCAGGGCCAACGGGACCAACTGGACCGGCAGGACCGTCCGGAGGATTGACGCTTCGCAATGGGACCGGAGCCCCCTCGGGCGCTTTGGGTGCCGATGGTGACTTCTACATCGACACGGCCAGCAACTACCTTTACGGACCGAAGACCGGAGGGGCGTGGGGCGCGGGCGTCTCGATCGTCGGGCCACAAGGTTTGGCTGGAACCACTGGACCCCAGGGACCGACCGGACCGACCGGACCGCAGGGATTGGACGGCGACGACGGCAAGACGCTTCGCCATGGTGCAGGCGCTCCCGATCCTGGGCTTGGCGTCGATGGTGACTTCTACATCGATACAAGCGTCAAGAACCTTTACGGACCCAAAACGGGCGGCTCTTGGGGTTCTGGGGCGTCGATCGTTGGACCTGCGGGAGCAACCGGAGCGGCTGGACCGACCGGGGCCACGGGGGCCACTGGGGCCACGGGACCGGCAGGCACCAACGGCACCAACGGCACCAATGGTTTCAGCGTGCTCAACGGCGCAGGAGCCCCCGCGGGCGGCACGGGCGTCAACGGCGATTTCTACATCAATACGTCCACCTGGGACATTTACGGCCCGAAGGCGGGCGGCGCATGGGGTTCTCCCACGTCACTCATTGGTGGTCTGGATGCCGAAGGCGTTCGAGATACGGTTGCAACATTCTGCGTTGCGGGCAGCAACATGACGATCACACACGACGACGGGGCGAACACCCTGACGTTCACATCAACGGGCGGACCTGGGGGGGCTTAATCCATGGCGGTGACAGTTTTTTGCGACTTGCCTTTGGCGTCCGATGCGGAGCCAACGTTGACGGTTCGAGGCATCTGGCCGAGCGAATCGGAGATTGCCGACTCGCCTTTTACCATGGCGGGGGAAGCATTCGCGGAGGGAGCCTTTACGGCGGACATTGGAACGCCGGGCGCTGGGCTCTATCGGTGCGCGGTCGAACTGAGCGGAGTTTTGATCGCCACTGGGTACGTTTTGATCGAAGCCGGGACAACGAACGTCCGGATGGTCGACTCCCCGCAAGCGGCCATCACCCCATCGGATTTTGCTTCCGCGATCGCGTCCGCGGTAGCCGCTTCGGTGACTTCTCAACTGCTTACCCGGTTCACGGTAACGCAGGCCATCGGAACCCCGCCTCAAATCGCCACAATCGACGTTTCCCGTGCGGAACGGCTTGCCCTTGGTCGTCGGTATGTCGGGGCGGTCGGAGCGTACACAAAGGCGGACGTGGAGCTTGTCATCGGCGTGGCCCAAGATGCTCCGGACATTACCGGGCGGCTAGTGTGGACGGCCAAGAACCAAGTCACCGATGCCGATTCGGTTCTCGTCATCAAAGTCGATTCCGTTTCTGGACTGGTCAAGCCAACGGGCGGCGGGATTGTAGTTGGAGACGGAACGCTTGCGGCCATCGATGCGGGCGACGATCCGGACCGTTCTGCCCGTCTCAAAGTCTATGCGCGGGGCATGGCGGGCATCCCTGCCGGTCGGTTGTATTGGGACTTGCGCCAGTACATCGACGCGACTCAAGACCTTACAGACGTGTTGGCGACGGGCATTCTTGACCTGGCACTCCCGATCAATCAAGCGGTGGCATGATCGCGTTGGAAGAAATTAGGATCGGTCCCCAGGCGGGGCCGCAAAGCGCTATCCTTTCGACCTCTGCCGACATTGCCATCTATGGCGGTGCGGCGGGCGGCGGGAAGACCTACGCGCTGCTTTTGGATTCTCTTCGCGGGATAGAAGACAAGGCTTGGAAGCCGGTCATCTTTCGGCGGACCTACAAGCAGATTAAAGCGGCCAACGGGCTATGGGACAAGGCTTGTGAGCTGTACCCAATGGTCGGCGGACGGATGCGGGAATCCGAAATGGATTGCCAGTTCCCCTCGGGGGCGTACATCAAGTTCAGCCACATGGAGAACGAGAACAGCAAGATCGAGTGGCAGGGGACGGAAATTCCCGGCACGTTCTGGGACGAACTGACGCACTTCTCTGAGTCTCAGTTCTGGTACATGGTTTCGCGTATGCGTTCGATGGGCACCTACAACCCCTACATGCGAGCAACCTGCAACCCTGAGCCCGGCTCCTGGGTGGCGAGGCTCCTGGAGTGGTGGATCGATCCATTGCTCGGCACGCCAATCCCGGAGCGGGCGGGCGTCATTCGGTACGCGGCACGCGCTGGGGACGATTCGCTAGCGTGGGGCGATACGCGGGAGGAACTGGTTTCCTTGGGGTACTCCAAGCCGATTTCCTTCACGTTCATCCCGGCTACGCTTGCCGACAATCCAGCGCTAACGAGGATCGATCCGGACTACGCGGACCGGCTGCGGGCGCTCCCGAGGGCCGAGCGCGAATCCCTTCTCGGAGGGAACTGGTTGTTCCAAGCGGCTGGCGTCTTTGACCGGGATTGGTTCCTGACCTATTCCGCCGTCCCAAGCGGTGATATTCAATGCCTGGTGCATGGCGACGTGCTGGACATTCCCAAGAGCCATCTTCGGCGCTTCGCCGTTATCGACACGGCTGGCACTTCCAGGGACCGGGCCGAACAGGATCGCGGGAGGGAGCCATCTTGGAGTGTTTGCCAAGTTTGGGACTACTACAAGCCGCGGCACATGCTTTTCCTCCGGTCGACGTGCAGGATTCAAGCCGAGTGGATGGAACTCAAGGCTCGCTTCAACGATCACTTGGCCATGATGGAAGTGCCGATCGTTTGCATCGAGAACGCGCACTTCGGACCGGCATTGGCCAAAGAAATCAACGGCAGGAAAACGCGGTTGATCGGCCCCAAAATCCCCGGCATGGCCGAGAACCATCGGGGGGCCAAGTTGGAACGTGCAGTTGCAGCAGGGGCGATTGCGAGGGTTGAGGACGGGCTGATACGAATCCCCGATAACGTGACGGACCCATGGGTTCGAACGTACTTGATGGAGCACACGGCATGGCAGGGTAGGCCGGATGAAGTGGCGGACCAAATCGACGGCACTTCCTACGCCTGCTACTACTCGAAGGAACTGCAAGCCGCGCAGTGGGGCGGCATGGTGCATGGGAGGCACGGACGAACATGACAGAGAAGGAACGAAAGATTCGGGCATTGAAAAGCCATTCCGAAGACGCATTGTTGTCGCTTGCCGAAGTGGCATCGCAACTTGGCGTATCGCGGGGGACGGTCGCGCAATGGGTCGAGTCGCGACTTGTGGCATACGTTCGGTATCCGGGCGGGCGAAGGCGCGTTCGGCAGTCGACGGTCGATCGCATCCGGACCGAACTGGAAGCCAACGAAAAGCCGGAAGAATTTTACGATCAGTTGTGATCGGTTTGCGCAGTTGTGCGCGGTTCTGATTTTGCCCGGCTGCGAGTGTCGCGTTCAATACTCGCATGGGCAAGACGTTCCGTAAAGCGGTCCTAGCGGTCAACAGTTACCAGAGCGGCGATGGCGCTGTGACGGTGACTACGGACCGGCTACGGCATTGGGAAGACCAGTTCAAGAGATTGACGGCGGCGGGCTATGCAGTCCCGATGCACTTCAATCATGCGGACTTGGACGATCCTGAAATGCTGTCTCCGATCGCCATGGACGTGCTTTCCCGCCGTGAGTCTCGCGGGGCGCACAACACCGAAGGGAAGCTAGCGGATTTCAAGGTTTCTCCGGATGGCAAGTCCGCGGAAATTACTGTCGAAATCCTCACGCCAACGGCCAGGGAGAAGGTGGAATCCAATTCCGTCTATGTCTCCCCGGTCATCTTTCCGGAGTTTCGGGACGGCCACGGCCAGACGTACACCGACGTGATTACCTCGGTAGACCTTGTGGACTACCCGGTGGATCACTCCCAAGGGCCGTTTCTCCCTGCCGAGCCAGCCTTGATGGGCTGCGCGATCCGGATGGGAATCAAGCCAACGTACTACCAACCAAGGGCGCAACGCATGGACCTGAATGGAATGGATTCGCAAGCCGGAAGCGACACGATGGCACCTCCCCAGGCGGATATGGGCGGCGGGGACGTTGTTTCCCGCATTGTTGCCGTCCTCAACGAGCTAGGGATTGCTCTGCCGGAAGACACGAACGAAGCCAACATCGAAGACCGATTGCGGCAAGTGCTCGGAAACGGCGGGCAGGGAGCCCCCATGGGAGGCACCACGGTAGCTTCCCCAGAAATTCAGACCATGAGCCTTATCGGCCAAGTTCGACGTCAGCAGGCAACGCTCAACGCCATGTACCAACGGGAATTGGTAACGGAGTTGGAGAGCCTGCGGGATTCCGGACGCATCACCGATCAGGAGTTCTCCCAACAGTGCGCCAAGGCTGGAACGATGCGTATGAGCGTCGACACCTACGGCAAGAACAAACCAAGCGACGTCGCCAAGTGGATCGAATCGCGAAAGCCGATCCCCGAGGGCACGTTCCAAACGGCCACGTTCCGCAAGGGGCGTGAAAGCAAACTGGCACGCATGAGCGTCGCGCAGCCCCCGGAACCGGGCGTTATTACTCCGGAGCGGGCCAAGGAATTGGCTAGCTACGTCAATAGCGTCTGATCCAACAAACAGTCTTTGCACTTTCCCATCAACCGCGGGTGGCACCAAGGATGATGAAACATGCCAATGGGCATCGGAACCCAAGCGGACGCACTCGCAACCCGTCCCATTTTGTTCGTGAGCGAGGGTCGCGTTCGCGCAACCATCGTTCCCCGAGTACTCTCGGGTGCGGCTCGGGATGCGGTCAACACCCCAACCACCACGATTCGCGGCGGGATGCTTCTCGGGAAGCTGACCGCAGGTGGCAAGATGATGCAGTATGACGCGCTTCTTGCGGACGGAACGCAGACGCCCTACGGCGTACTGATGGACGACACACGCGTTGTCGACGCAAACGGGAGCAACGTTGACCAGACGGTTCGCGTCCTGGTTTCCGGCGACCTGCGTGCTTCGCAGTTGCTCATCAAGGGCGCTGCGTTTGTTGGACACACGAACGAAGCGGCGGCACGGACAGCACTCAAGGCTGTCGGTAAGTGCTGCATCTTCGACGACGAATAACCGGGCTCCGAAAAGGATTTCAACTTCTGAGGGTGGCACCAAGGAAGAGAGCAAATGCCGAATCTGTTTCAAGACATTTTTGCACCACAGGTGCTCACCAACGTCATCAGCCAACGGGTTGAGGCGACGAGCACGCTCCTGCGCACGTTTGGATTGAATCCTGGCGGTGCGAACGAACTGAACTTCGGGCATGGCCGTATCGGTGCCTACCACATCTTCAACAACACGCTGAAAACGGCGGCGGGCAAGCTGCCGGGAACTGCGGCGGGCCGGATGCAGATGCAAATCGCATCGCGGGTTCCGTTCGAGTACCCCCGGATGCACTCTTCGATTCCGCTCTTGGCCGAGCAGATCAACAACATCGGTCGCATCGACGATCCCGTTACCCGCGACAAGGCGGGCGCGAAGATGATCCAGTTGCAGACCAACTACTTGGCCCAACTTTCCGCGAACTGGCGTATGGCTCAGTTCATCGGGATGATGCGGGACCAACTGTACTACAAGATCGTTGGCGATGCTTGGTACTGGACTTACACCTCCGGTGGTTCGACCGGCCAGCTTCCGACCGGGATTCCGGCTGGAAACAAGTTGCAGTTGAACATGACCGGGGCCGGGAACATCATCGGGACCAGTTGGGCAACCACGGCGTCCGCGGACATTCCCACGAACCTTTTCGACATTCACGCAGCCTTCCAGCGGCTATGCGGAAGCGGCTTGGCGAAGGTTGTCACGACTTCGAAAATCTGGTCACTCGTCCTCAAGAACGATGCAGTCCAGGAAGCACACGGTACGGCCAACCAGCCCTACGAAATCATTTCGAAGGATTCGGGTAACGGTCCGGACGGCAAGCCGCTCCAATCGTTCACGGCCAAGCTGTCCTTCATTCCCTGGGTCGAGTGGATCATCACCGACGAAGGTTTGGAGATTGGCGAGCCGGGCTCGGAAGTGTGGACGCCACACGTCGCGGCCAATACCGCTCACTTCATCGGTTCCGACGTCACGGGCAATGACATTGCCTGCTACATCGGTGGCGAGCCGATCGCGGAATACGATGGCGGGCCGAAGTCCGAGAAGTTCGGGTTCAACGCTTGGAGCCGGGAGATTTCCAACCCGACTTCGACCGAACTGTTCACTTTGGACAACGCTTTGGTTCTGTCGCAGATTCCAAGCAACATGGCAGTCGGAACGGTTGTGTTCTAGTAGCATCCGATCGGGGGCACGGTGGCAATTACTTGGTCCTTATGCACGCCGGAAGACCTGGGCAACATGCTCGGGGCTTCTGGCGTTGCTGCTTTCACCGATCACGACGACCGTGGCTCCGATGCCAACGCGCAGGAGTGCATCGATCAAGCGACCGATGAAATCCTCCTGTACGTCTATCGGCGCTACGGCGATGCGGCAATCCAGGGTTCGAGAATGCTCAAACGATGGTGCGTCGTGTTGGCTTGCGTCTACCTTTGCGAACGGCGTGGTAATCCCGTTCCGGAGTCGCTGCTAGCCGAGGCTCAACGCATCATGGAAACCTTGGAGAAGATCAGAATCGGGAAACTGCTCCTTCCGGGCGTTCCGGTCCGATCGCCAAGCGTTCCCGCTATGAGCAATCTCCACGTCGATCGACGATACCCGCGATCGCAAGTCCGCGTCACGATCCACAATTCCTCGGTCGTTCCATTGTCCAAGCCTCGCGACTATGAGGGGCAATGGTATGACATCTAGCGTCTATTTCCGCGGCTCCCGCGAAGAGGCCAAGAACGTTGTTCGGGCGGTGGTTCAAGCCGTCACCGGGAACGGTCCGGACATTGGCGATACGGCCAAGGGCGTTTTCATCGCTCTAGGATTCGCTGCGCTGTCGGACATTAAGGCGGACTACGTTCGCAAGGCTCGGGGGGAAGTTGGCGAAGACGGCGTTAAATGGGCTCCCTTGAAGCCTGAGACGCTGGCCTACTCCCGGCGATTCGGGAAGGGCGAAGCGGCTGCACTCAAGCGGGCCGCGGGGCTTGGCCGAGGGCATCGGTTCGCGCCGGTCGGCAAGGGGCTCTTGAATGCTGCCGAACTAAAGCGATGGAAGAAATACTTCGCGCAGGCGTTGGCATGGCTCGTTACCAAGGTGCCGATCGAGCAAGCCAAGGGGATCGCGGCTGGCATGGCATGGAACAAGATCAAAGCCGAGGGCGGCAAGACCAAGCTGATGGTCTTTGGCAATCGCCCCCATGAAATCCTTCGAGATACAGGCGTGTTGCTCAATTCTCTCTCCCCCGGCGAGATCGGCGGGGACGGGACGATTTACACCGCGCCGCAACCAGGGGAAGGGGGTGGTCAAATTTTCTCGCTATTGGCCAACGGCGTGATTGTTGGCACGAACGTGAAGTACGCGGCTACGCATCAGTACGGCGATCCGAAGCGAAAAATTCCCGCTAGGCCATTTCTACCCACCAATGCCCCTCGGGCGTGGCTTCGGCGCTGGAACGGCGTAGTCGCGACTTCTATCGAATCCGGGCTCAAGCGAGCATTGCGAGGCAAGAATGCTACGCGCTGAGCCCTACTTGCTCCAAGCTGTCGTCGAAGCGATTCGGACCGCTCTCGGGCTCGGTCCCGAAGAATGCGACGTGGAATACGATTCCGACTTCGTTCCCCAGACGGCTGGAGACGTCCATGTGACGGTAAGCCCGGAGGGTGCAAGGCCGGGACCGCTCCAAGATTCCTCGGGGGGAGTCTATGACGTCTTCATGGGATGCCGGGTGACAGTGTTCCTTCGATCGCGGAACACGCCACGGGACCGAAGACGCAGCCTCTACATGGGACAAGTTGAAGGGCTCAACAGCCTCCTGGATACGATCATTCGGGGCGTCGATTGGGAGCGGGCCGTCATCCTTCGGGCCAATGCTCTTTTGCAGACGTCGGAAGCGTCTTCGTATGGGTTCATGCCCGGAAGCCCGCTTCGAATCGTTTCAATTGACTCCAAACCGCGTCCGGTCGTCGGGGACGTCTACGGGGCTGGAAGCCGCGGGACGCAGGGAGCGGACACATACGCGGGTTTGGCGCGGGGAATTGTTTTGGGTGGTGCAAGAAGGGTGGAACATCAATGAGCGGAATCGCGATCCCATCGGACCGGACAACGAAGCAGCCCGTTCGGGCGTACTGCTACAACCCGGAATGCAAGCCAGTGGACGGCGATCGATTCGAGTTCGGCGTTTCGAACGATCGATTCGCCTGCCCGAAGTGCGGCGCGTTCCTCCCGCCAATGGTGGGCGTGCTGTCGCTTGTGCATCTTCTAGTCCGCGATCCGAAGGGGCCGATCATCGGAGAGGGCGGGCTGCGATGGCGGCTTGCGTGCGAAGAGAGGCGGGCCTATTTGGCGACCGTCACGAACAACGAGGCGGCTACGGTGGTTCGCGAAGTTGCGAACTGTCCGGGATGCCTTTTGAAAACTGAACATGGAGGGCTGAAATAATGGGATTCACTTCGGGCCGCTATACGGCCACTTGGAACAACTTGGCGCTTGGCCAGACTGCGGACGGCTTTCGAGTCTCGCATTCCTTTATGAAGCGGCTGATCGCCGGTGACAAGTTTGGAGAGGCCGCGCAAGACGCGGTTATCCGCGGCATGGATGTGTCGGTGGAAATGCGGCTGATCGAGTTCGATGCGGCGGCAATCCAGACGCTCATCAACCCGTATTCCTCGGGCTACACCATGGGGTCGTCGGTCGGAAAGCTGGACGTGGGAAGTTCGTTCGTCAAGTCGCTGGTTTTGACGGCTGTTGACGTTTCCCCCGGTCCGTTGCCTGCGACGTTGACGCTCTACCAAACCATCCTCCACGAAGGGTTCCCGGTAACACTGCTCCACGCTCCGGACCTTCGAGAAGTTCCGATCCGCTTGCGGGCCTACCCAGGCCCAACGGGGAGCTACAGCGCGGGCAGCTAAGGAACCATGGACGGTGCTCAGTTCAAGATTATTCTCGTCGACGATTCGGCGTCCCATGCGGGCTCCGGTTCGTCGTCGCCTGCGCCGAGTCCGTCCCCATCGCCCACAGCGAGCCATTCCGATCGACCTAGCCACGGAGCCGAACCCGTGCCACCCCCGGCTGCAAGGCGGGTCGGTCGGAAGACACAAGAAGAGTCCGCGTTCGACAAGGACCGGACCAAGGTAAAGGAAGCCGGGGAGGAGATTGCGCACAAGGCTGGCATCGGTCCAGTGGTGCGCGAAACTCAAGACATGCTCCGGTCCATGAAAGTCGTTTCCGAGGGTTTCAAGGCCGCACGGAGGCTTTGGAGCGGCGAATCGAAGAAGGACGAAAAGAAGGAAGAGAAAGAGGACAGTTCGAAAGCCGAGCCGGAAAAATCCGAGTTGGCCAAGATTGCCGAGAACACCGATCCAAAACACCTAGCAACGCTCGGGGATCGCATCGTATCGGCCCTGAGTCACCACGGCGGAACGATCGCGAAGCCCGTTTCCGGCTCCTCGGACCCCTTCAACGCCGGTGCATCGATCGATTCGGCCATGGGCGCTCCCGCGGCACCTGTAAAGGCGGTCGAAGTAGCCAAGGGTGCGGCTAAGACTGAGGCGGTTTCGGCGGCTGGCGCTACTGGGCTGGCGAGGTTTGTAGGTGCGATCAATCCGGCAACTCTGGCAATCACCGGGCTGGCAATCGGCATAACGGGCCTTATCGCGTCGATTAAGTACGTCCATGACGCGGCACGCAAGCAAGCCGACGACTACGAGCCGCATTCCGAGGCTGTCTCGATCCAGCGGGCTCAAGGCCAAGTGGCTCGGGAGCAGTACAAGATGGAACGAGCCCAACAACGTGGCGGTACGCTAGCCGCGGTAGGCGGGGCTCAAGACAAGCTGGCCTTGGCG